TTCTCTTTTGATGTATAATATGCTTATAAAAGCGAAAGGAGTTAGATATGCCAGAGAAAACAGAGGCACAAAAACGCGCACAGAAAAACTACATGGACAAATTCGTTCGTGTTGAGATTCGTATGACAGCAGAACAGCGCGAAGAAGTACAGGCCCACGCAGAAGCGCAGGGCGAAAGCACGAACGGCTTTATCAACCGCGCGATCTCGGAGACGATGGAACGGGACGGGAAGCCGAAAACGGATTGACAACGGTGGGAAACGCCGTATAATGGGAACATGAGGTGAAGCAAGATGTTAGACGAAAAAGATTTGCAGGCTATCCGGGAAATGATTCAGGAATCCGAGCAGCGTATGACTGCGAAGATGGAGGAATCCGAGCAGCGCATGAGCGCGAAGGTGGAGGAATCCGCAAGCCAGACCCTGAAGGATGCGATGCAGGGCGCTTCGGTTCTGATGGAATCTTATTTCGGGCCGAAGTTCAAGCTGCTGTTTGAGAATCAGCAGACCATGATGGAAACACTTGCACCGAAGAGCCGGGTTGACGAGCTGGAGGAAGAGGTTGCATTCCTGCGATCGATCATCCGCCAGCACAGCCGGGAAATCGAAGAGCTGAAACACGCATGATACAGAAGACCGCGGGGAATGCCCGGCGGTCTTTTTGCGTATATGCCGCTGTGAGGCCGTACAAGCCCCGCGGTGGCGTTTTTACGTTTCCTATATAAACGAAGCGGGTACGACGCTTCTGCGGCTGCGTGCGGCGTTATAACAGGTACAGAGCAAACAGGCGTTTGCTTGTCGAAACTTGATGTGCATGAAATGATACTGATAGGCCCCGGCTGCGCACCGTGCCTGCTGCGCGTACCTGCACCAGTAAGCCCAGGCTGCAGGCCATTAAGGCCCCGCGCTGCGCGTGTGCGCAGGCTCAGCCGACTACCCCTCCATCAAATCAAGGGGGGCATAGGGGGAGGGTGGCGGAAAAACACCCGGGTGGTTTTAATCTTACGTATATATTACATCGAACACCCGCGTACATCCCGCCTCAAAGTGAGAAGTTGACATAACTGCACTCGTATGCCATACTGGGGGTACCAGAAAAACAGGGGGCACTCTTTCGGAATGGCAACACGGAAAAAATCAAAAACGAAGAAAAAGAGCCGGAGCGCAGAAGATGACCGGTCTGTAACCTACGAAGAAGCTATGTATAATCTGCTTTGCAAGGTCTATGGCCCGCCGACATCGCTGATCCAGAAGCCCAAGACAGCCGCACAGAAAAAGCGGGAGCAGGCGGCCCGGAAGAAAGCCATGGACGATCGGAAGCTGGAACACTGGCGCGTCAGCGAACTTTTCTGAATCAAGCAGCAGCGCAGCGGCCCGGTATGGACTGCTGCGCTGTTTTCTTGCTGGATTTGATTGACACGATCAGACGCCTGTGGTACATTGGTGCTGAAAGATGCAGCTGATGAGACACCGGTCGAAAGGGGCGAATCGCCCGAGCGCCCACCGTCCAAGGCTGCATTTGCGCTCCTACGGTCCCGGTAACCCCGCTTTCAGCGGTGACCCCGGTCTTGATTGCCGTAGGAGCGTTTTTCTATGCCCGCAGGCTTATTTGAGTCTCGACCAGATTTTATCCTTTGTTTTCTGCGAATCCGTACCGGACATGATAAGCGCGACCTGATATTTCTGCTCCTGCGTCAGATCTGTGGTGTTCAGATAGTCGCAGAACCATGTCCACGTGTTTTTGTAGCCAGCAGCCTTGCGTTCTTCTTCGCTTGGCCGGTCTTCATACTCGACAATCGCGTCAATGTAATCCGCCATCTTCGCGCCAGTGTCCCGAACGTTTTTCGACCAGCCTGCCTGATACGAAGTTGTAAGCTCGCTCTTGGCGTCGGCTGTTTTGATGTTGCCCTTGCGAAGCTGGTCTGCCAGATAGCTGTAGGTCTTGACACTGTCAGAGTAGAAGCCCATGCGGACAGCAGATTTCTGATCGTCCGTCCAGCTCTGTTTGTCGAGCCATGCGTCGAACTGGTCCTGCGCGCTGCTTGTGACCTTGCCGTCCTCGTCCTTGACATCCTTCATCCCGGCATGAGCGTTTGCCGCCTGCAGCGCCATTTCCGGCGTTACCTTCGCGCTCCGGCCGAAGCGATCGTATGCCATGACCTCTTTGTCGCTCAGAACAGCCAGCGCCATTGCATCGTTGAGCTCGCCATGCCGGTATGCTTTCAGATACTCGTCGGCTTTCGTCCCGCTCTTGTTCGTGTCGGTATAGCGGGATTCGATAGCCTCGTCCATGAAGTATCGCGCCAGCTCCTTGCTGTCCTTGTCCGCAAGCTCCTTCTGCGTCTCGTTCAGCTCGCCGCCATACTTGGCAGCCTCGACCGCCGAAAAGTACTCGTTGGCCTTCTCCTTCGCGGAGTTCGTGATCTCGTCGGAAAGCCCAACGTAGTCCGCACCGGCAAACGCCTGATTGACCTTGGAATGCTGTTTCTGCGTGTCCTCAGATATATACCCGGTCGACTCGACCGCCCGCTTGAAGATCGCGTTCAAAACCTCGTTCTGCGACGCGCCTGAAAGCTCGTTGACCCATTTCTTGTCGGACTGATACCCAACGCTTGCAGCCTGTTTCCCGATCTCGTTTGCGTATTCCTGGGAAAGATCCATGGCTGCTGATTTGACCTGATCCGGAAGCGACTTATACAGGTCGTTTCCCAGCATTGCGCTTCGTAGGTTGTAGTCTGTCTGCCCGCGCGCAACGACATAGTTTCCGTACTGCTCCGACGTGAGCTTGACGCTCTTCCCGTCGACAGAGATCGTTTTCGAAGGACGCTTGTAAAAGTTCGCATACGCAGAATCCGCATCATGCAGCCGCGCGATCTCTTCTTCTACCGGGTCTGTCTTCTTCTGTGAAGGATAGATCGGTGTGACGGCCTTGCCGATGGCGCTTGCCGTGCTGCCAGCGCCGTTGCCTTCTACCGGGACGCCCCAGTTGCCGTAGGTGATCGCCATCTGCTGCCGCCAGCCTGGGACTTTTTTCTGTACGCCCTGAATTGCAGACTGAATTGGATCCCACGGGCCATCAGGCTCAATATACGTGCTGCGCTGATTTTTGTCTGTGCTGGACGCGATACGCCCAAGAAGCGTTGGGACATACTGTCCAATGTAGTTACCGATGACCTGGATCGCCAGCTTCGCCGCCATCTCTCCGTTTCCGGTGTTGTCAGATTTCTGGATCGTGCTGATGACGCTGTCCAGCCCCGTTAACATGGACTGCTCAAAAACCGGATCCGTGATCTTGCTCAGTGCGTCCAGAATGTCTTCCAGAGAAACAGGCTCGTCGCCGTTTTTCGCATTCTGCACCGCCTCCCAGATCTGCGCACCGGTAAGCAATCCTGTACCGTTAATCGTAAAACTGTCGATAGGGATATACGTGTCGCCGACAAGAATAGAAAAATCCTTCGCGCCGAACGCGTTTTTCTGCTGCTCCTTCTCCTCGTCATCGCCGATGCCGGTTGCTCGAAGAAGCCCATGCTTCGCAAGCATGGCGCCAAGGCCAAGTAGTGCTGTTCCTGTAACGCCTGCTGCAAAGTCATCGATAGCCTTTGCCGCTGTATAGTCGGTATTTCCCTTGCCCATTTGGATAAGGTCGTACACGCCTTTTGCAAACCCAATCGGGCTGTATTCGACCGTCCGAACCATGACGTTTGCAGGGACCTTCTTAAACGGGTAAATCACCCCGGCAAGGAACCGGCCAATCTTGCTGTTGTCCCCAATTTGCGAAGCCCACTTCGATACAGCATTCAGGTCGTTGTACGTGCCGCGCTTGGCTTCCGTCATGGCATAGGTTCTGGCCGCGTCTGTGATCTCCGTCATGTGGTTTGCTTTCATGTAGCTGGCAAGCGCCGTAGCGTACATTGGCTTCGAGAACAAAATATCTTCGACTTCCAGAGCCTTTGTGTTGAAATCGGCTACCTTCTCGGCAGCGCCGAGCGCCTTGTCGATTCCCTTTGTCACGGCGTTCTGCGGGTCGTTGATCTTCCAGTACCGCCGCCGGTCGTTGATCTCACCGGACGACTGACTGTACTTCCCGACGCTGTCTTCGAAAAGCTCAGACGCCGTATCGTAATCGGCCCACGCCTTGTTCAAAAGGTTCTGATCTGCTTCACTGGCCAAATTTAGAAATGCCTTTGTGCGATACCCCGGCTTGTCGCCAATGAAAATCGTTTCCAGCAGTGCGCCAATATTGTCTTTGCCGATCTTTGCAACCGCGCCAGACACGTTGCCTGTGATGTTTTTCGCGTGTGTGGACGGGTTTGCCAGCATGGAGAAATACCGCCACTGCTGCAGCCCCTCACGCAGCGTCGTCGGAACCTGATCCGCAATATTCTGATAGATATTGTCAAGTGCCGTCTGTTGCGCCGTTTCCGTTGTGGCGTTCTGATATGCATTTAGAAGCGCGTCCGGAACATCGATTTCTATTTGTCTGTTCGCAGATCGCCGCTGATTGATCTGCGCTTCCAAGTTAGAAACCATCTTCTGTACAGTGAAGATTCTGCCCTCGGGGGACATGGATTTCAGCAGCCGGGCCGCCTGTACGGTCTGGCCTGCGTTCGTCTCGACTGCCGCCAGTGCGACAAGGATATCGGAAGCCGTCTGATAATCTCCCGCTGCAATGGCGTCGGCATAAAGCATCGTGCCCTGAGAAACGAACTTTGCGCCACCCTTGCCGTTATTCGCGTCACGGATGAAATCGCTGCGGATCTGCTCGATGGACTTGCCTCTGGTGTACTGCTTTTCGATCAGTTTTCTGCCGTCCTGAAGTGCCTGCTTATTGCCGTAGACCTCATAGTCAAGCTTCCCGTCTGCAACAAGATTCTCAATCCGGTTCACCATCTCGTCTGTCGTGACCTGTGCTTCCGCCGCCGTCCGGGTAAAGCGCCGCACCTTTGTCTCCCCGTCCATACTGGCCGGGATATCGACGACGCGGGAAGCCTTCTCACCGGGCGGGATCGCGCCGTACTGGTTGCTGGCATGGCTCAGCGGGTCGAAGCCTGCCGGGGCCGCCCCCGTAGAATCCGTTGCCGAAACATTCTGATTGACAGAATTCCCCGGTTGTGCTACAGTGGGATTGTAGCTAGTGTTTCTTTCTGCGTCTGGGACGTGGTTGCCGGGGGGGCTTATGCCTTTTGATCCACTTTGAGTGGGCACATCGGTTTCGGAAAGAGCACTAGCTATCTTTGTATATTTCTTCAAGAAGCTGGGATTGCTGTCCTCACCAGTAATGACCATCTGCTTTGTGCCGAGGATCCCACTATCCAGCACTTCTTCGACGTAGAATGTACGGTTTCCCATCCGCTTCTCGTAGACGACCGTCGGGTTCCCGTTTCTGGTATCGTAGCCTCTGTACAGGTTATCGTAATTATCGATAACGTCTTGGACGTTCCCTAGTACATCAGCCGTAACTTTATACTTGTCGTTAGACATCGAGCCATGCGAGCTGTCCACATGCCGGATATCGTTGTCACGGAGCACATGAGAATATCCCTCGACGTCGATTCCAGCTTCACGCAATGTCGCCGCCAGCTCCGGGGACACATCAGAGATTTTTAAGAACTGGAACTGGTTCTGCTTATTGAACGCATTCTGAATAAACCTTGTGATCTGCTCTTTCGTCGCATTGAGCAGATTTTTCACGTTCTGCGGCTTATTCGTTGCAACATCTGAAGAAATGCCGCTCAGTGCCTCGGTAAACGTGCTGCGCATAGCTTCGTCCAGAGCAGATGCTTCATTGCCTGTTATAACGCCCTCTGTGCCCCGTTCCGCTGTGCCCTGCGTCGTTTGCTGGGTGGTCTGGTTCGCGGCCTGTACCGGGCCTGTAAGCGTCTCGCCACGGTTCGCTGCCTGCATGGCTGCGTTGAGCAGTTCATCTTGTGCCAGCTGCCTGTTTACCTGCTGGCCCTGACTTCCACCAAGATGCTCATTGATGTCGTAGTTCGTGAACTGCCCCGGCGTGGTCAGGTTGCCCATAACGCCGGAAATCGCGCCAACGAGGAAATCATAAAGAGAGTTGACCGCTACGTCCTTCGCGGAATCCGGGTCCCTGCCGTAAATTCGCGGCAGCTGCCACTCCATCCAGTCGCCGATCAGTTCTTCCAGGCCTTCGCCCGCAGCGCTGGTCATAAACTGCGCCGCGCCGCCGAGCAGACGTTTGCCTACGTCGGTGCTTGCCAGCTTATCGACTGCCCCGGCAACAGCCTTTTCGACATAATCATCGAACGAACCCTTGCCGTAGGCCTTGCTTTGCAGACCGGCGATATTGAACATCTTCTCTGTGAAGACTTCCTTCGCCGCCATCGTGCCGCCGTAGGCCAGCTGCTGGCCGAGCGTCGCACCGTCATTCCGCGCCTGCTGCGTGCCGCCGCCGAACGCACGGAACGCAAACGGCAGCATACTGCCGGACGTTCCCAACAGCGCATTCGTCGCCATGTCCGCGCCGCTCTGTGCTGCGGACGCCAGCGCGTCAAGCGCCATACTGCCAAGCTTACTGGCCCCGCGCTTTGACTGCGCTACACGGCTGGCACCGGCGTTTGACACATCGGCAGCAAAGTCGCGCGCCAGTTCTCCGGACTGCTCCTGCGCGTCCTGCGTCAGCGCGAACGCGTTGACTCTGGCCTGTGCTTCGGCGACGATCCGGCGTTGGTTTTTGATTTCCGCTTGCGTATAGGTACCAGGGTTATCCTGGTTTTCCAGCAGCATAGAGTTCAGTGTGCGCAGCTCCGAATCGAGCTGATTCTGGAACCACGCGCGGTTTTCGTTATAGGTCGTGTTCCGCCCGCCCTGCCCGGCCTGATACATAGTTCCGGCGGCGTCCATCGACGTACCGCCACTCTGGATCAGACCGCCGAGCGCTGCGTTCCCGATTCGTTCAAGAACGTTCTGCCGCTCTGTGCTGCCGCTGCTGTGCGAGAAACCGCCGTCGTTCTCCGGAAGGTACGGTTTCCCGGAAAGCGTTCTCGGCGTCTTGGCAATCGCTTGCTGCATGAGGCTGTCCGTCTGAGACGGGATGCTGAACCGTCCGGAATCCTGTACCGTCGGCAGGCTGCGCCATGCGTCCTTCTGCAGCTCCTTGACAGCTCCGGCGATCTGCTGCTGTTCTGCGCTGCGCATCCGGCCGGTGGTCACATTGTCGATGCCGGAAAAGCGCTCCGAGTCCCGCACGGTTGGGAGACTCTTCCATGCGTCCTTCCGCTCCGCCGCCTGCTGCGTCGCCAGCTCCATCAGCGTCTGCCGCTGGCTGAACTGCTCTTGCCGCGCGCCGGAGGTCGAAAGCTGCTGCGGGGCTTGGATCTGCGTGTTCGCCGCATCGTACCTGGCTTTGGCATCGTTGTACTTTGCCTGCAGGGCGGACGTGTCCTTGCCGCGGATCTTCGCGACGGAGATCTGCCGGGCGAGGTCGCCCATTTCCTTCTGTGCCGTCGCGGCCTGCTTGCGCAGGGACGCGCGGTCGGTGCCGGTGGCCGTGGCCGTCGGCGTCTTCTGCGTGCCCGTGGAAGCCGCCGGGAACGTGTATGTACCGGAGCCGCCGGAAGATGCGCTGCCGGAAGAGGATTTCCTGGAAGATTTCTTCCCGCTGCCGGTCTCCGCCGCGGCGGGGCCCGGGGCGGTCAGGATGGCCCACTGCGGGTCCTGCTTCGCTGCCGCGCGGTCGATATTGGCCTTGTAGGTCCTGTCGCCTTTGCGGACGGAGATACTGCCGTCGGCCTCGCGCCGCCATGTGGAGCCGTCCGAGGCTTCCGCCATATCGCCCGCCATGCGCAGCTCATCAGCAAGCAATACGCCCTGCGCGGAGCTGATCTTGTACTCCGGGGTGGACGCCTGCTGGATGGCCTGATTCAAAAGCTCGTCGCTGGAAGACTGGTCGAGACCGGCCGTGACCTTCTCGGTCGCGGCCTTTGCCTTTTCAGAGGCAAGGCGGGCCTGCGCCTGCTCCTGGTCTCGCTGTTCCTGCGCGCTGCCGGTATAATCTGCGGCGGTGGTCTGCTGCGAGCTGCCGCCGGTCGCGGCGTCGAGCGTCGGCGTCTCGACCGTCGGGGAGGCGCTGGACGACGGCGCTTCCGACACGGCGGGCGCGGACACGCCCACCCTGCCGGTCATGGTCTGGCCGTTCTTCCATACCGTGACGCTGCCGTCGGCTTCCTTCCGCCACGTCGAGCCGTCGGAGGCTTCCGCCATATCGCCCGCTTTCAGGCTGCCCGCAAGCTGTTTGCCGTAGTCGGAATTGATATAATAATCTGCCATTCGCAATCCCCCCCCGTCAGTACGGTTTGATTGACTGAAGAATTTCAATCAGCCGGTCAATCACGTCCGGCTTGTTGTGCAGCGCTGCAAGGTCGAGGCCAGTTCCCTTGCCCATGCGGTAGCAGCCGTCGCGTTCGCTCCAATAGTCGCGCAGATGCACGACAAGGCGCTGGGCCTTTGGATAGTAGCGGAGCGTGTTGAAGCGTGTTTCCATGATTTCCGGCTGTTCCAGCTCCCAGAACTTTGCGGATTGGTTGGATGCTTTTAATTCGTCTTTTGTGGTCATGTGTACCTCCATGTGTTGTAATATACCGATGTTGCACAAGAAGAAAAAACACGCATCAATGCGCATAGAATGATGCGCGTATCAACAGAAAATGTGAAGAAATCCGGATTTTCTCTGCATTTTTGTGCTATACCCTGAACTGTCCTGCCGCAAGCCTGCACACCTCGTCGCGGTGCTCGGTCGTGACATATGGCAAGACGTGGTTGGTGAATGCGGAGTATGCGGCCCAGCGGTCGCGCTTCCGGCGTGGGACGTGCGTATGCAGGAGCAGCCTGCGAACGTCCGCTGGCTTGTAATGCTGTGCCTGCGTCATACCCCGCCTCCCACCTCAAGCCTGTGCTCCTTGATAATGCCAGAACTGCCCCAGAAGTCGAAATCCAAGCGTCCGGTATTTCCGTGACGGTTTTTTGCGACGATTGCGGTCAGCGTCTGCGCCTCCCATGGCTTCTGCTGCACATTTTCGTACATGGCCGGACGGTGAAGCAAAATCACTGCATCCGCGTCCTGCTCGATTGCACCGGAATCCCGCAGGTCGGCCATGCTGGGCTGTTTATCTGTCCGCTGCTCCGAGGCACGATTCAGCTGGCAAAGGCAGAGAATCGGCACGTTCAGTGAGCGGGCAAGGGCTTTCAGGGCGGCGCTGTTCTTGGTCACGCGCTCATAGATTGACAGTCCACGCTCATCACTGCGCACGAGGCCGAGGTAATCAACGACCACAAGCCGAAGGTTCTTCGCCAGGTGCGCAGCCTGCGCAATGTCCGAGACAGATGCACCCGGCGCACGGTTCAGGCGGAAATCATGCGTGGACAGAAGCGACGCGGCGTTTGCAAGCTTGCCTTGCTCTTCATCCAAGAGACCTCTGCCGACCATCAACCGGCCGATGGATAAGCCAGATTCCGCAGCAATCCGACGCGCCGTAATTTGTTCGGCGGACATTTCGAGGGAGAAAAAGAGGCAAGCACCGTTTTTCGCGGCGTGCTCCGCGATTTTCAGGCTCAGCGTCGTTTTGCCGCAGCCGGGCCGAGCTGCAAGGATATACAAGCCCTGCGCAAGCATCCCACCGCCCAACAGCTTGTCAAGGCCGGGGTATCCCGTGCCGACTGTGACAGCCCGCCCGGATTCCAGCTGTGCCCGGTAGTCGAGGAACGCTGACAGCGTGTCTGGCGAAGTTCTCATACCAGTCTGCGGCGCTGTGTCGGCAGTTTCCAGCGCGGACATAGCCTCCGTGATAATACCCGCTGGGGTATTTGTTTGATCTTCGCAGGCATCCATAAGCCGTACGCCGATATCGGACAAGCGACGCCGGACGGCTTCGGCGTGGACAGTGGCGGCGTAGTTTGTGGCATTGGCGGCAGTCGGCGTGACCTTCATCAGCGTTGCCGCGTATTCGTCCGAGATATCTGCCCCGTGCTTCCGCGCATTCTGCACGATGGTCACGACATCAATGGCCTGTCCCGCGTCCGCGAGACGGCAGGCGGCCTCGAAAATCGCGCGATCTGCGGCAACCTCAAAATCGTCTGCGCGCACCTGCTGCCGCACCGCTAGAAGGCAGGCAGCGTCAATCAGTAGGCTGCCCGCTACGCTCTGAGACGCAAGGCTCACGGCTTCACCCCCACGGGCCTATAAATACCATCCGGCCCCGGTACCCACGTCGATTGATCCGCCCACTCCGGGTGCAGCACAGACCAATCTTCGGCAGGCCCCGCATCCTTTTCCGGTTGAGCAGGCGGCTCGTCTTCCCAACGTCGCTGATTCAGCCACGTTGCCGGGTACGGAATGTACTGCCCGCCGTCACGGTTCCATTGGTCGCTGCGCTTCTGGGCCTCCAAGGCTGACAGAAGAATATCCAGAGAAACCCTGACCTTTGCAAAGGCTTTCTGCGCCGCACCCTTCCCCGCTTTTCGCGGATATGCGTTCCAGAATGCAGAGAAAGAAGCATCATTTCCCTTGTCCGTGCTCTGAGCCGTAGGCGAAGGTATTATACTTTTCTTGACTATACTATACTGGGTTAACCGCTGGTTAACCGTCTGGTTGCCAAAATCGCTGTTTTGGTTGCCACATGGTAAACCAGCGCCTGCTTTTTGTTCAAGCAGCCCCAAAGAAACCAGCGAATCATGATAGATGCTTGGGCGGTATCGATCCTTGCGAATTTGATTATTTACCCGCCAGTCGAGGATGACAACCACAAGATCATCATTCAGCACTCGAACGAAGTTTTTGCTGACAAGAACGCGAAGATCGTCCTCCGACGCCCCGGTCGAGCGCATGACAGTGAACGCTTCGACCACACCGTCGTCATCAGCAGCAACGCCAAGGTCGTAATAGAGCAGCCGGGACGACGCGGGCATTCGCAGGAAACGCGCAGAACCGACGATCGCACGGGCGAACATACGGCGTTCTGCCATTCAGCAAGCCCCCTTCTGCGCCGCCTCTGCGCTCTCCTTGTCGAGCTGCTCTGCCAGTAGGCGCATATTCACCTTGAAGCGATTCCCGGAGTAGATTCCGGGGAGTTTGCCTTGTGCAAGAAGCAGGCGGAGATGGTGTTCGGATAAAACCCCAGCGGCAGCCACTTGCCGGATTGAACGGAATTCGGAAAAATTATGCTCAGTCATTGTTGACCTCCTTTGTACGTTTTTGCGCGAATGGTTGCGTTTCTGCGGATATTGTACCTTGACTTCTTGTATTTGACCATGCTACAATAACGTCAGAAACTCATATTTTAAGAAAAGAGGGTGCGTTTTTAACGCATGGGCAAAAAAGAAGCACTGGCCATAGACAAAACGCCCGCTCGAATCTGTGAGCAGCGAAGAAGAATGAACTGGACACAGGCGAAGCTTGCGGAAGAAATTTCGAGGGTTGAAAACGATGGCAAACAGATCAAAGATCGAACTGTTGCAGATTGGGAAAAGGGCAAGACGACCCCGCCATTGCAGAGAATACAAATCATGTCAGAACTATTCGACTGCGATGTTGCCTATTTGATCGGAGACGGAGAGAACGGAGCGCGAAAACGCGTTTCAACCGATATTGTCGCGCTTACGGGGCTTTCCCTTGAAGCGGCGGAAAAGATTGCAGCAATCAAACGCGCAGGCTTGTCGGGGCAGTTGTCAAGCCTGCTGGAATGGAATGATTTCATCAGTCTGCTGAGGAAGGTGAACAGCGCGATTGCTTTTGTCGCTGGGATGAATTTGAGAGAATATGACCCGGAATTATATAAAGCCAGCGCGGACGAACCGGAAAGAGCAACCGAGTTTTTTGCAAACATTTCAACTCCCGTGCGCGTAGACAGCAAAGAATACGAAAACCAGAAATTGATTACGGACGATCTGGAAATCAGTGAAGCTTTCTCCACCGACGAATATGGAGACATGATGAAAGCCAGAGCCATACGAGAATTTGAACGGTATCTGGATTCCACGCTTGTATCGCTTGATTTAATGCTTGAAAGGCAGATGAAAGAAGC